GCCGCTGCCGCCGCACCCCGTGCACGTCACAGCCACAGCCAAACACAGCGACGCTGCGAGGAGCCGCGTGGAAGTTTTCCGCAATCTCATATTAGACACCTCACATATACAAAAATAGGCAGCCAACCCGCTGCCGAAAAACTAAGTTATCAAGGAAATTGCCAAAGGAGGAAAATAAAATGCAAGAAGCTAGCACAATGTTTGCAAAATGTGATACAATGGAAGAAAAGTGCCGCCTCAAAGCTTTGTTTTCTTCTCTGTCAGCACAGGAAAAACAAGAGGTTCTTTCCTATGCGGAAAGCCTGCTCAACAACAGAAAGGAGTAAATCTGTGGATAAGTACGAGATTGAACTGGGCCGGTACAAAACCAGAATTTTTGCTCTTCTGGCAACGGAAGCGTCCGGCCTGCCCGGAATTAAAAGCGAAGAGTGCGCAAATTGTGACCACCGGTGCTCTCTTGAAATCGGGTGTTACTGCTTCAACTACGGATGCGGAAAGGGTAAGACCACGGAAGAGCTGCACGAAGCATTTGACCGCGTTTGTGATGCCCTTAAAATTTCTGGCCGAAGATGGACACCAGCAAATCCAATGCGGCCTGAAGTATTTGATTCTCCCGATCTGCTCGAAGTTCTTGAAGATAGGCTTCTCCAGCTAGCGGAAGAGAATAAATGTACTCGCTGGGAAGAAAACCACCCACCCCGTCAGGAAGGTACTCTTTGCGGCGCTCATCAATCAGACCGCGGCTCTTCAAATTCTGAATGTACCTGTTCTGGCCGTTGAGACTGAAATCCTCGCCTGAAATGAGACAGACTTCGTGCTGGTTCATTTTCCCGTTGTGCTTCTCCATATATAATAGGAGTGCAAGGCTCGTTTTGTCCAAAAACTCAGCCATTGGGGTTTTCCTTCCTCTTTGCAACCTTAAATTCCATATACTCCAGCAGATCTGCACGGTCTGCATCGGTCATCTGACTTAGCAGCGCGTCAAACCTTGCATTCAGCTCACTCTCTTCACTGGGAGTGGGCTTTTCTTTTTGCTCGTTTTCGCCGGTGAGCTCCTCGACAGTAACGTCGAAGTAATCGGCCAACCTTTTTAATACAGGTCCTCTTGGTTTTGCTCCGTTTTTCCAACCGGTCACAGTTCCAGACGATTTTACACCAACATCGGCGGCTGCTGCATTGTAGGAAACACCCTTTTCAGCACATAGAGCTTCAAAGTTGTTCCAAAACATACAAAAGCCCCCTTTTGTTTCTGTGCATAACGACGAAAACTAACAAAACTAATATTTTGGGCTTTACAAACTAATAACAATGATATATACTAATATCGTGATGAGCGAAACTAATACAAAACTAATAAGAAAGCCGCTAAAATATTTGTTTGACACCTTTATTATAGCTTGCTTTCTTTCGCTTGTCAATGAGAAAAACTAATATTGTAGAAAGAGGTGAAAGAATGCGTTTCGCGGAACTGCGGGAAAAAGCAGGACTTACGCAAAAACAGGCAGCGGCCGCGCTTGGCGTTGACCAGTCGGCAATCTCCTTTTGGGAGACCGGCGCAAACAATCCTCGCGTTTCGATGCTGCCCAAAATCGCAGCCCTGTATGGCTGCACGGTTGACAAGCTGCTGGAAGAGCAGCAGGAAGGAAAGAAAGCATGACAGACATTATCTTATCTACCCAGAACGGTGAGCCGGTGGCATCCAGCCGCCAGATTGCTGAGAACTTCGGCAAGGAGCACAAAGACGTGCTTCGCGCAATCGAGAATATCAAAGCGCAAAATTGCGCTCTGACCTCCATGTTCTTTGAAGCTACCTACACCGCCGGGACAGGCAAGGCGTACCCCATGTACCTGATGAACCGGGACGGCTTTTCGCTGCTGGTGATGGGCTTTACCGGCAAGGCGGCGCTGGAGTGGAAGCTGAAGTACATTGCCGCGTTCAACGCAATGGAGAAGCAGCTGGCACAGCGCCCGCAGCTTTCCCGGGCTGAACTGATGGCGCAGGCGCTGATTGCCGCCCACGATGAACTGGAGCACAAAGACCGGCAGATCGCGGAACTTACGCCCAAGGGCATCTTTGCAGACGCGGTAAACGCCAGCAAGAAGAGCATCCTTGTGGGCGAATTGGCAAAGCTTCTGTGCCAGAACAGCGTGCAGATCGGGCAGAACCGGCTGTTTGTCTGGATGCGTGAGCACGGCTACCTTATCAAAGATCCTAAGCGTAGCGACTACAATATGCCCACGCAGCGCGCCGTGGAGCAGGGTCTGTTTGAGATCAAGGAGACCACCGTGGTGCACTCCGATGGGCACACCAGCATCAACAAGACCCCCAAGGTGACCGGCAAGGGTCAGATTTACTTTGTGAACCTGTTTCTGAAAGACAAAGCCAAGCAGTTGGACGCATGAAAAAGGAGACTGCCTGATGAACGGGCGGAACAAATACTGGCGGGAAGCCCGCTGGGACAAGAACCAGCCTGCACGGCTGGCACACATCAAAGAAAAGAGGTCGAAGCATGATGAAGGTCATACAGGGCACCTTCCGGCAGATTCCGTACTGGAAACTTCGGGGCCGGTTCCACAGCTGCGGCTACCGCGATCAGGAAGTCGCTAAGTATATCGGCATTGGCCGGGACACCATGAGCGGCAGGATGCAGGGGCACAATCCGTGGACAAGCGCAGAGATCACAGCAATGTGTGAACTGCTTGACATCAGACAGAATGAGATCGGGGAACTGTTTTTCCCCTCACTTGAGAAAGGAGAATCCGCATGAAGATCAAATCCCGCATCTGGTACTGGCTGGCTGCTGCCAGCGGTGCCGCAAGTCTGCTGTACGGCATGGGCATCGAGGGCAGTGCACAGACGGGCAGCACCATCTCCGACGGCCAGTTTGCCACGGCCCTGTGCCTGGTGCTGGCAGCGGTGATGTTCCTGCGGCTGGGATTTGCCGCCCAGGATCGTGAGCAGAACGCCCGCCGCTATGGCCGCGTTGACCGTACCCACGCCCGCACCGAGGAGCCGGGTTACCGGCAGAACCGGAGGGACGCATGAAAAAAAGCCCGCCGGTGCGCCAACACCGACAGGCTGCAAGGGTTGATGGAATTTGAAAGCCCCATCACCCCGATGATATCACAAAATCGGAGGTTTTTACAGATGGAGAATGAATTGACCGTCCGGGTGGAACGCCCGGCAATTCCGGCCATGAGCTGGAACAAGGACGAGGTTGAACGGAACCTTGACGAGATGCTGGCGGCCTACAAAGGCCGGGTCTACACCCCGGAGAGCATCAAGAGCGCCAAGGAGGACCGGGCAAAGGTCAACGGCTGGGATAAGCAGCTTGGAGCTGCTGCCACGGCAGCGAAGAAGCTCTACATGAAGCCGCTGGAAGATTTCCAGCGGAGCATCAAGGAGATGCAGGGCAAATGCAAGGAGATTTCCGGAGCGATTGACGCACAGGTCAAGGCTGTGGAGGCCGCCGAAAAGGAAGAAAAGGCTTCTACCCTGCGCCTGATCTACCGGGACAACATCGGCGAGTTGGAAGCTCTCATTCCGTTTGAACGCCTGTTGGACAACCGCTGGCTGAACAAGACGTTCGCCATTGCGGAAGCAAAAAAGGCCCTGTGCCAGTCCATCGAGAACATCCGCAGCGACCTCGACTTTATCCGCGAGAACTGCGGAGAGGATGTCGAACCCTGCACCACCGAATACCTGCGCAACCTGAGCGTGAACGAGGCCGTCCGCGAGCATACCCGCCGCGAGAAGTCCCGGCAGGCACAGAGGGACGCAGAGGCCGCCAGAGAAGCGGCAGAGCGGGCGCGGGCTGCTGCTCCGGTAATTGTTCCCCCGACCGCAGAAGAACGCGAGATGCGGGCGCAAGCCACCGCAGCAACGCAAGCCGCCGCATTCATCACGCCGGAGGGCCGTCTGGACATGGAGGCGATGCAGAGCTTCGCCGCTGCGCAGGAGGCTTCCTCCCGCAAGCGCTATTACTTCTGGGTTGAGTTCACCAAAGAAGACATTGCATGGTTCCGCAGCGCTGCCAAAGAACGCGGGTTCGATTTCGGCAGCATCAAATAATCTTCAACATTCTAGGAGGTAACAAAAATGGGTTTCACTTCACGCGCTGGCGCTGCTGCGCCGAATACCACTACCACAGTTCAGAGCCGCTCCTTCGCTGCTCAGGTCAAGCAGAGCGAAGCGATGCAGCCGGTCGCAGAATCTAAGCCGGTCGAAATCGAGAGCATGGACGGCCAGCATCTGACCGTCACCTTTGACGATGTGCGGAACTTCATCTGCAAAGATGCGACCTTCGCAGAGTGCCGCATCTTCTTGGAGACCTGCAAGCAGTACCACCTCAACCCCTTTACCAAAGAGGCATATCTTATCCACTACGACAATAAGAACGGCGACAGCGCGTCCACCATCGTGCTGGGCAAGACCTGCTATATGAAGATGGCCGAGCGTCACCCGCAGTATGACGGATTTGAAGCTGGCGTTATCGTGCTCGTGCCGGAAGTTGGCGAGATTATTCACCGCGAAGGATCCATCGTCTACGAGGACGAGAAGCTGGTCGGCGGCTGGGCCAAAGCCTACCGTAAGGACCGCAGCCGTCCCTTCTACGAAGAAGTGAAGCTGAGCGAATACGACACCAAGAAGTCCTTGTGGGCAACGAAGCCTGCAACGATGATTCGTAAGGTGGCCCTCGTCCACGCGCTGCGCGAATCCTTCCCGGCCACGTTTGGCAGCCTCTACGATGAGAGCGAGGTTCCGGTAGATGCAGAAGCATCCTGCCGCGAGGTCGAGAACGAGCAGCCCGAAATCGGCGCTATGCAGCCCCGCAAACTGAAGCCGAAAAAAGAACAGCCCGAACCGTTGGCAGCCGAAACCACCGACACCAACGATGATCCGTTTGGCGGTGATGGCGAATGATTATCAAGACGAGCACTGGTGCAATGGTGGCCGGAGCGCTGGCCCGCGACCCGGAAATCAAGGAAACGCGGACTGGAAACCAGTTCTTGAGCATGAGTGTCAAGGCGCACAGCGTCAAGGATGATTCCGGCAAGTGGAACAGTGTTTTCGTGGAGTGCTGCATCTGGCGCGATTTGGACCGCTGGGATGGACTGCTGCACAAGGGAGATTTTGTCGTGGCGTTTGGTCGGGAGCTGAAAAGCCACGAATCCAACGGAAAGACCTATTGGAATCTCGATGCTGATGGCGTTGTGGTTGGAGGCCTTGTCAATGCAAGCTGGGTTCAGATAGCAATCGACATGATGCAGCCGCCGGCCGAACAGGCAGAAACCGATGACTTTGCACCGGTGGAGGACGAGACACCCTTTGAGACCGACTCCAAGCCGCCGCAAAGCGCTTCTCAGTCGGAACCAGCAAAACAACCCACCCCGGCGGCAGCACCCGAATATGACGACGATAGCCGCCCGATTTCGGACACGGACGACTTGCCGTTCTGATTCACCGTTGAGAGAAAGGAGGTGAGCAGATGGCAATTTTTCGTTGCGTTTCGCCGAACTTTTGGTCAGACCCGAAGGTGGACGATGACTTCACCCCGGAAGATAAATACTTTTATCTCTACCTTCTCACCAATCCGCACACCACTTTGAGTGGATGCTATGAGCTGGGCAAGCGGCAAGCGAGCAGAGAGCTTGGATACAACGAAGAGACCGTAGACCGACTTCTCCACCGAATGGAAACTGTTCACAACGTTATCCGCTATGACAAGGCAACGAAAGAGATATTGCTTCTTAACTGGCACAAATACAACTGGTCGAAATCACCCAAATGCCTGAAGGGCGTTGAGTATTCGCTGCAAAACATCAAGAGTGATGCGTTCAGAAAATACTGCGCAGATACCCTATCTATACAGTATCGGTACAGTATAGATACAACTGTATCTGTAACTGCTACTGTAACTGAACCTATTACTGAAACTGTTATCTATCCTAATAGAGATAGCTTAAATAACAGCAAAGAGAAAGCCCCGGCAGCTGATGCAGACCTCGCCCAGATTATTCAGCGGTACGAGGAAGTTGCAGGCAGCTTTCCGCGTTCAGCGCTGGACAAGCTGCAAAGCTGGCGGCAGGTTTGCGGCACAGACTTGATCTTGCTGGCAATTGACCGGGCAGCGGAAGCAAATAAACGGTCGTGGGCCTACATAAACGGAGTCTTAGCCAGTTGGCAACGCGAAGGTGTTCAGACGGTTGGCGATGTAGCTGCAAGCGATGAGCAGTACAAGAGCCGCCAGCAGCAGGCACGGCCCGGCAGCGCTACCGGTGGAAGAAAGCCCACCGAGAGCGTGGACGATCAGCTGACCAGAGTGCTGGCAAACATGGACAGAAAAAGAGGGTTTGAGCAATGACGAAAGAAGAAACGGCCCAGCTGATACGGATGAACTTCACGCTGTACAAGCTGGGCAGCAAACCCCTCACGGATGAGGAAATGGAAACCACCCTTGACGTGTGGACGTATCAGTTCCGGGATTATCCCGGCGAAGTGGTGAAGCGGGCGTTTCTGGCCGCGAATCGCGTCTGCGTCTATCCCATCACGGTGGCCGATATCTACAAGCAGCTTTCCCAGTGCATCAACCCGGATGCAGAGTGGGAGGCGCTGGCCGATGCAGCCCGCAAGGCACAGAAATACATGAGCTGGAAAAACTTCCCGATGGTGACCGGCATTGACGAGAAGGGCGGGATTATCCGTAGCAATGGCACGGAAGAGCTGCAAGAGCTGTATGACAGCCTCCCACCGGCGGCCAAAACTTACGCTGGGAGCGTGGGCGGCCTGAAGGAGCTGGCCATGACCCCGGACCTGACCTATCGCCGGGTCGAGTTCCTGAAGCAGTCGCGGGAGGACATTACGACAACGCCGAGGGAAGCCGCCCGGCTGCGCGGCACGTCTGACCCAGCTAGATTGGAGGCAGTCAATGGGTAAGTTCAGGGTTTTAAAGTTCAGGGTTTTAGTGGAGTGCCGCAACGAGGGCGGCACAGATCTCCACTGCTGGATCGTGGAAGCGAAGAACCCAGGCGAGGCAGAGCATATTGCCGTCTCCAGGGCTCGGGCCTTCTACCCCGAGTTTGACGAATTTGAACCTGTAAGGACGGAGGCGGTGAAGAATGGGTAAGTGCGTGCTGGATTATTTGCCTCGCGAAGAGATTCTCGCACAACTTGCGGAGGAGGCTTCAGAGCTTGCCCAAGCGGCATTGAAGCTGCGTCGTGCGCTGGATGGTACGAATCCGACACCGAAGAGCGTTGCAGAGTGCGAGGAAAATCTTTTGGAAGAATGGGCGGACGTCGATTTGTGCCTTCGTTGCGCGTTGAAATCCGATTATTTTTACAATGCTAGAACGAAAATCGAGAGCATTGAGCTTAAAAAGCTTGATCGCTGGCTCTCTCGCCTGAAGGAGGCCGAAAATGAACACACTGTGTAAAGACTGCCCTGCACGACACCCGGTATGCCACGACAGCTGCCTCAAGTACGCCGAGTTCAAGCGCCAGCGCGGCGCAGAAGCCGCTTACACCCGCGAGATGCTGGACACAGGCAAGGTCTACCACTACGACCACGAGGACCGCCACCGGGAGCGGGGCCGCAAGAAGTACACGGGAGCGAACGGAGGAGCGGACAGATGAAAGTGCTGATTGCCTGCGAGGAATCGCAGGAAGTCTGCAAAGCGTTCCGGGCAAAAGCCAGAAGCAAAACCGCGCCGGGCATTGCAAAGGTAATGGCTGAACAGTGGGGGTAAAAAATGAAAACCGTAAAGGAGATTATGGCTGAAAACGGCTCTTTGGCAAACATCGAGCGTTTTCAGACGATGCAAAAGTGGGATTACAAGCGCAAGGTGGAGCACGCGCAGGAAATGGCCGAGGCATTCTACTACTGGGCAAAAGAGCACGATAAGGGCGTGCACCTATCCGTGGGCGGTCTGGATTCCATCACACTGCACTACTTTTTGGAGAGCATCGGGCTGCCCGTCACCTGTGTGTCGTGCTCATCGCTTGAGGGTAAGGGTGTGCAGCAGGTGCACAAGCAGATGGCGGCAGAGATGGAGACCGAATACAAAAGCTGGATGGGCGATGGTGAAGCGCCGTCTTTCGTGTTCCTGAAGCCGTTGAAAAGCAAGGTGCAGGTCTTGCAGGAGTTTGGCTGGCCCGTCATCAGCAAAGAAAAGGCTGGCAAGATCATGCTGCTGCAAAACCCGACAGAGCAAAACGCAACCGTGCGGCATGCTATCATCACCGGGGAAACTGGAGAATACGGCGGCTGGCAGAAAAACCTGCCGCAGAAATGGCTTGAGCTGTTCGGCGGTGCCGATGCAGAGGGCGCTGCACTTGGGTATCAGGCTGCCCCGTTCAAAGTATCAGACCGCTGCTGCTACTACCTCAAGGAAAAGCCCTGCAACGACTGGGCACGTGAACACGACAGCGTTCCCTATATGGGCCTTATGGCCAGTGAGGGCGGGCGGCGCGAAAAGAGTCTGAAGATGCACGGCTGCAACTACTTCGGAAAGACCACCACCCGCAGCGCACCTTTTGCCATTTTTGACCGACAAGACGTTTTGCAGCTTGCACTTGACCTAGACGTGCCCATTCCCGCCGAATATGGCGAGATCGCGAAGGATAGAGACGGCAAGCTGTACACCACAAAGGCACAGCGCACCGGCTGCACCATGTGCGGCTTTGGGATCCACATCGAGGGCAGACCGCACCGGTTCGACGTTCTGCGGGAGACGAATCCCAAAGAATGGGAGTTCTGGATGAAGCACGTCTGCCGGGACGAAAACGGCAACTGGTACGGCTGGGGCCGTGTGCTGGACTACATCGGCATCGGCTGGGAAGATGTGCCGGAGCAGGCCGTGCAGATGCACATTGACGATCTGATTGGAGGGAATTTGTGAAATTAACCCTCTACGGCGACCCGCGCACCAAGAAAAACTCTGCTCGCATCCTCAAAAGCCGCTCAGGCGGGCGCTTTGTGGCCCCTAGCAAGGCCTACGTGGATTATGAGACGGACTGCCTGCGGCAAATCAAAAGGCCGCACAGCCCCATCTCTGCCCGCGTAAACGTGCGGTGCGTATATTACATGAAGACCGCCCGCCGGGTCGATCTGGCAAACCTCATCGAGGCGACCACGGACATTCTGGTAAAAGCCCGCGTGCTGGAGGACGACAACAGCCGCATCGTTGCCGCCCACGATGGCAGCCGGGTGGAGCTTGACCGGAAACAGCCCCGGGTGGAAATCGAGATTGAAGAAATGGAGGAATGAATTGTGCCAAACTGGTGCGAAGGAAAATTGAAAGTCCGAGGGAAAAAAGAAAATATCGTAAAGTGGCTCACTGAATGTGTGGCTGCATGGATTCCTGACGTTGAGGAAGGAAAGCCACTTTATGATGCTCTGATTTTCAGAAAATACGAAAGCGGCGTTTCCTATACCTACGATGATGACGAGCTTCATGTTTGCGTAAAGCAAGAAGCATACATTGACGGCACTAGAAGAAACTTTGTTCAAAAGTGTGAAAAGGATTTCTTTTTTGGCGCAAAGGACGGAAAAGACATTATCGTTCTACCAGTGCAGGCGGCATGGGCGTTTGAATCTGAACCATACAAAGAAATGTCAAAACAATATGGTCTTGATTTTAGGCTCTATGGATATGAGTGCGGCATGGAGTTTAACCAAGAAATTGAGGTTGTAAACGGGAAAACGACTATAAATCGTGAAATTACGTTCGAGGACTACTACTGGGAATGCCCCGACCCAGAGATGGGAGGCTGATAACATGACCCGCACATGGATACCTGACACCGACATACAGAAGCCGGACGGTGGCGCGGACTACCAGACCGTCAAAGCGTGGTTTCAGCAGTGCCGAGACCTTGCGGCAGCTATCGAAATCCAGAAGCAAAAAATACAGCGCATCCGGGACGTTGCCGAAAAATGCACCCAGAGCCTGAGCGGGATGCCTGCGGGTGGTGGCAATGGGGACAAGGTGGGCTTCGCTGTAGAGCAGCTGGACACCGAGCGCCGACAGCTTCAGAGGATGGAGACGGACCTGTGCAATCTGCGTGTCGAGGCCACCCGGCGGGCATACTGCCTGATAGCCGAGCCGGAATGCGCCGAAGCGATTTGCGAGCACTATGTCATAGGCAAGTCTCACAAGGAAATCGCAAAAGAAGTCGGCGTATGCGGGGCAGATGTGGTCTACCGGCGAATCAAACGCGGATGCATGGCCCTGGCCGAGATATGGGACGAGTTTTCTGACGTGCAAAGTGTACAACATGCACAAGAAAACACAGCGTGATTTTGGCATGGGTCAGCTCTTTTCAAGTCTGTAAGCTTAGATGTAAAATTCTAATAAGCGGTTCAGCGCTAAGCGGTAGCCGCTTGCCACGCAGCCTCCAGAACGGTCCCTTCCTTGTGACAGGTTTTCATGCTTTCCTGTTCTCCTTCGCCGTTTTGCGGGCTGCTTCTATGCGAGGTTTTGGAAGCCACATAACAGGCTTGCAGTTTTGTGGAACGGTTCGACTCCGTAACCTCGCACCGTATGACGCATGGACTCATCCCCCACAAAGCTGCACGCTTAACCTCCCGTGCCACGAGAGAAAGCTTTGAATCCCTGAGGGTGTGGGTAGACTTCCCGACGGGATGTGCGTCAAACAACAGCCCTGGCGGAGAACCAGGGCTGTTTTATATGGCCGCCTGAGCGCAGTCTGGAGCGCGTGTCAGCTGAGATATTGCTGGCTGGTTCGAGTCCAAGGGCGGTGTTTTATACTCCGGTAGCTCAAGTGGTAGAGAGCAGCGGTCTCCAAAACCGCATGTTGCAGGTTCGAGTCCTGCCGGGAGTGCTTGCATGATCTGACGAGAGCGGGGAGTGCAATAGCGGGGCATCCAGCCGCGAAAGTTCTGGACGCAGAGGCTTTGCACCCGACAAGCAAAGCCTCTTATTATATGCCGCCATAGCTCAACTGGCAGAGCGCCGCCCATTTAAGGCGGGACAACACTGGTGATACCACGGAAACATCACTGCACAGCCAACCACTGCGCACATCCATTCCGTGGGTGCCGGTTCAAATCCGGCTGGCGGCACATTCGATATTTTGACCGTTCGGATTTCCGGGCGGTTTTTCTTTTACAGGAGTTTAGAGAGGTAGTGGCGGTGAGCGCAAAGCGGCTGACAGACAGGCAAAAAAAGAAGATCGTTGCTGACTATGTGCAGCTGCAGAGCTACGCCAGAACCGCCAAACTGAACGACGTGGCAGAAAGCACTGTGCGGAAAATTGTGAAAGATAATCCCAAATGCGCGGATTTGTGCGCCTTAAAAAAAGAGCAGAACACGCAGGACATGCTTTCCTACTTAGGCAGCAAGCGCGGGGAAGCACAGGATCTTCTCGGGTTGTACCTAAAAGCGATGGCAGACCCGGACAAGATCGCAGAGGCAACGCTGCCGCAGCTGTCCACGGCGTTTGGAACCATCGTGGACAAGTTTGCTATGCTGGGAGACCAGAGCGGCATAGAAGCCCCGGACGATGGCCTGCTTGAGGCTCTGAGCGCTGCCGCTGACATCAGCCCGCCGGATGACGTGGAGATGCTGCCGGAGGAAGAAGACGACCATGCGGAAAAGTAACGGTTTTCGTTGGAAAGCCCTCAGCCAGCGGCAAAAGCAGGTCTTGAGCTGGTGGACACCGCAGAGCGCATACAGCGGCTACAACGGCATCATTGCTGATGGCGCTATCCGCTCGGGCAAGACCTTTGCCATGAGCTTTTCGTTCGTACAGTGGGCTATGACCTGCTACAGCGGCCAGCAGTTTGCCATGTGTGGCAAGACCATCGCCAGCTTCCGGCGCAACGTGATGGGCACGCTCAAGCAGCAGCTTGCAGCCCGTGGCTACAGAGTCAAGGAGCACCGGGCAGAAAACTGCATGACCGTCAGCAAGGGTGGCAGAACCAACGAGTTTTACTTTTTCGGCGGCAAGGACGAGAGCAGCCAGGACCTGATCCAGGGCATCACCCTTGCCGGTGCATTCTTCGACGAGGTGGCCCTGATGCCGCAGAGCTTCGTCAATCAGGCCACAGCCCGATGCTCTGTCACCGGGTCAAAGTTCTGGTTTAACTGCAACCCGGGCAGCCCGCAGCACTGGTTTTATCTGGAATGGGTGCGCAAGTGCCGTTCCCGCAAGATGATGTATCTCCATTTTACGATGGACGACAACCTGTCGCTTTCTGAGGACATCAAGGCCAGATACCGCAGCCAGTACAGCGGCGTTTTCTATCAGCGCTACATTCTGGGCCTGTGGACGGTGGCCGAGGGCCTTGTATATGACATGTTCGACCGCAAGAAGCACGTCGTTGATGAGCTGCCGGAGCTGTCACCAAAGAGCGTCTATGTGGCGTGCGACTTTGGCACCCAGAACGCAACGGTTTTTTTGCTATTCCAGAAGCAGGCAGATGCAGACTGCTGGATCGTCACCCGGGAGTACTACTACAGCGGCCGGGAACAGAAGCGGCAAAAAACCGTGGGCGAGTACGTCACAGACCTCAAGGCGTGGCTGAATGGTCTCAAGCCGGAGAGGATCATCGTTGACCCCTCTGCCCTGCCCTTGATTACAGAGCTGCGCAAGAACGGCTTTACTCAGACACCAGCAAACAACGACGTTCTGAGCGGCATTCTGGACGTACAGACCATGCTGCAGACCGGGCGGCTGAAGATCTACAAAGACTGCAAGCACACGCTGGAAGAGTTCGGCGTGTACGCTTGGGATCCGGATAAAGACGACACCGTGCTGAAGGTCAACGACCACTGCATGGACGCTATCCGCTATTTCGTGCGCACAAAGCGCCTTGTGAAACTGAGGGATTGATTTTGAGCACTGTATACACATTCCAGACTTTCCAGCAGGCGCAAGCCGCCGGGGAACAGCCTGATTTCATCCGGCGCTTTGTGCAGCATCACTGCGCTTCCAAGCCCTACAAGATGGCTCTGGACGCCGACCTGTACGATGCCCAGAAAAACCCGGGGGCTGAACGCTTCGCGCAGGCCTACGCTTTGATGCTGCAACGCCTATCCAAAAACACCAAGCAGGACACCCCACACCCCGATATGGTCAAGAGCAATCTTTTCCGGCGGCTCAACAAGCAGCGGGCGACCTACTCCCTCGGCAACGGTGTGGTCTTTGCAGACGAGGGCGTGGACAAGGGCAAGCTGGGGCAGAACTTTGATGAGCAGATCCAGAAGGCCGGATATTTCGCCCTGATCCACAGCGAGAGCTTCGGATTCTGGAACAACGACCACTTGGTGGTTTTCAAGTTGACCGAGTTTGCGCCCCTGTACGATGAGAAGACAAGCCTTTTGCAGGCGGGTGTGCGCTTCTGGCGGCTGAACCCGGACACAGATATGCACTATATCCTGTACGAGCTGGACGGCTTCACTGAGTACACGGAAAGCAAAATCGGCAATGTGATGCAAGAGACAACGCCGAAGCAGGCATACAAGAGCGTGACCGTCACCACACCCGGCGGCGGGCTGGAAAGCGTAGAGGGCGAAAACTACAGCGCTCTTCCCATTGTGCCGCTGTGGGGCTCCGACCTGCACCAGAGCACGCTTGTGGGCTTGAAAGCCTACATTGACAACACCGATCTGGTGATGTCCGGCTTCTGCAATGACCTGCAGGACTTTTCGCAGATCTACTGGCTGTGCGAGAACTTCAACGGCATGACCGATGACGAACTGCAGGAGTTCCTTGTCAAGCTGAATCTGTACCACATTGCAGGCGCAGACACCAGCGAGGGCGGCAAGATCACCCCCTACACCAACGAGATCCCCGTGACGGCCCGGCAGGCTCTGTTGGAGCTGCTCCACACCAGGGTGTATGAGGACTTCGGCGGGCTGGACGTGCATTGCGTCAGCGCGGACAGCACCAACGACCATCTGGATGCGGCCTATGAACCGCTGAACCAGAATGCGGACGACTTCGAGGCGCAGGTCAAGCCGTTCATCCGGCAGATCTGCGCACTGGCTGGCTTTGACAACGCCATGCCGACATTCAACCGCAGCAAGATCACCAACACGGCTGAGCAGGTCGCGACGGTGATTTCTGAGGCACCGATCATCGGGCAGGACATGGCCATTGACCTACTGCCCAACCTGACCCCGGAACAAAAGGAGCGGGCCAAGGCCGCGCTGATGGCTGAGAGCGCAACACGTGAGACCGTGGACGAGGAGGAGGACGAAGACGATGGCAGCAAATGAGACTTACGAAGAGTTCGTGGAGAAGTTCAAGCCCAAAAAGACCACGGACGACTGCTATACACCGCCCGGCGTGTACGCTGTCATCAAGGACTGGGCCTGCAAGGAGTACGGCATCGACCCGGCCAAAATTGTGCGCCCGTTTTACCCCGGCGGCGATTATGAGAATTTCGACTACCCGGAGGGTGCTGTTGTTCTGGACAACCCACCGTTTTCAATCCTGTCCAGAATTTGCGGATTCTATCTCGATCGTGGCATTCCGTTCTTCCTATTCGCTCCATCTCTTACGGCGTTTTCTGGAAGGGCAAATACTATGCGGATGAACCATATCATTTGCGGCTGTGATATCGAGTACGAAAACGGCGCAATCGTCCGAACAAGTTTTGTGACCAGTTACGGCGGGGACATTGTAGCGCAGACCGAACCCCGTCTGACAAAGCTGGTAAACGATGAGGTGGAGCGCTTGCGACGCACCAAAACAGTACAGCTTCCAAAGTATACATACCCGGATCACATTGTAACGGCCGCATTGCTTCAACGATACAGTCATTACGGTGTGAGTTTCAAAATTCACAAAAAGGACTGCGCTCCGATTTATGCGCTGGATGCACAACGCTCCACGGGAAAAACTATTTTTGGCGGCGGCCTGCTGCTGTCTGATCGCGCTGCGGCTGAGAGGGCTGCGGCTGAGAGGGCTGCGGCTGTAAAATGGGAGCTGTCCGCCCGGGAGCGTGCCATTGTGGAGTATCTGAACAGCCATGAAACAGACTGACCGTGACCGTATCTCTACCCGCCAGCTGAACCGCCTGCGCCGCCGTATCCTCCGGGTGTACGGCACTGCCCGCCGGGAGATGCAGGAGCAGCTTACCGAGTTTCTGGCCAAGTACAAAGCGCTGGACGAGCGCAAGCGGGCGCAGCTGGATGCAGGCGAGATCACCGAGGACGACTACCGTATCTGGCTGCAAAATCAGGTCTTTCAGTCCGATTTGATGCACGCCAAGCTGGACAACATCACGCAGACCTGCACCACAGCCCAGCAGACGGCCTACAAGCTGGCCCGGGACGAGCAATACAATATCTTTTCCTTTGGCGCAAACTGGGCTTTCTACGAGCTAGAACAGGCCGCAGGCGTGACGTTCGGGCTGACCCTGTACAACACCGAGGCGGTGCGGCTGCTTTTGCAGGAGCGCCCCCGGCTTGTACCCAACAAGCGTATCAAAAGCGAGAGCAACAAAACCTATGATGCAAAGGTATTCAATCGCTACGTCATGCAGGGCATTGTGCAGGGCAAGAGCGTCCACGACATCGCCGTGCAGGCCGTCAACGGCATGGCCGACACGGAGATCCACTGGGCCATGAACAACGCCATCACGGCCCTTACCAGCGCCCAGAACGCCGGGGCTTTGCAGCAGATGCGCAACGCCCAGGCTTTGGGCATCGAGGTCAAAAAGCGATGGAATTCTACCCACGACTACCACACCCGCGAGATGCACCGCCTGCTTGACCAGCAAACGGCAGAGCTTGACGAGCCGTTCAAGGTCATGGGTTACGAGATTCAGCGCCCTGGCGACCCGAACGCAGCGCCGGAGATGGTCTACCACTGCCGCTGTGTGCTGTCCTCTGCACTGGGCAAGTATCCCCGACAGAACGCCATGCAGCGGGACAATGTGACAAAAGGGACCACCCCCGTCATGGATTACACCGAGTGGTATAAGGCCAAAGGCGGCAAAGAGAAAGAGCAAATGTGGTGGGCGGAAGAGAGAAAACGGAGAAAGGAGAGCGAAAAGCATGAAAAATAAGAAGTTTGGGATTGTCGTAATCAACGATGACTTTTTCTTGAACTTTTGCCGTGATTTTAAGCCCCCGTGTGGTTACATTAAGCCAAAACACGCGCGGCCTTCCTACGGAAATGGCGCAAAGCCGCATGGAGCACACAAACGCATTATTAGGACAATGGAAGGATTCAGAAAATGAATGTCTTAATGTCGGATGCCGATTATGCACCGTGGCTTATGGATGCGCTCAAGCTGATTGAAGAAGAGAAGGTCGAAAAACTTGCAGTAGTAGGCATTACTGCCAAAGGTGAGGTCATGACCGGTTATTATCACATGGAAATGTCCGATAAAGCTCTTGTTTCTGCTCATATGCAGGCTGACGCTGTACTGGATTCGGTTTGTTCCAACGGAGAGCTGATCCAAAGACGTTGGGCAGAGCAGGAGGAAGAAGGGGAAGATGCCGATGAAATTTGAATACAACATCAAATTCACCGACAACACCCCGCGGCTGTTTGAGGCGCTGGACTCTTGGGCGGAACGGGTGCTGACCATCTGGGGCATGACGGTGCAGGACTACGCCCGGCTGCTTGTGCCCACAGGCACGGCAGACAGCACGGGCATTGAGGGCTACGTGGGCGGCGCGCTCAAGCAGAGCCTGACCTACGCCGTATACCTTGCAAAAAAGACCGTGACCATCGGGTCAAATCTCTTTTACAGCGTCTACGTGGAGTTGGGCACGGGCATCTTTGCCGAGAAGGGCAACGGACGCAAAACGCCGTGGGTCTGGAAGGACTTCAACGGCAAGTGGCACTTTACCCGTGGCATGAAAGCCCGCCCGTTCCTCCGCTCGGCGGTGGAGGAGCACATCGAAGAGCTGCGAGAGATTGCTGTGGAAGAAGGAAACAAGGAGACATAACATGAAGAAAATTTTCGCATCTATCATGCTGCTTGCGGCGCTTTTGCTGTGCGGCTGTTCGGAGGCTGACAAGGCAAATCACAACATCGCAAAGCAGGCGGATTACTTTGAGAGCGAGCGCAAACTAACCGTTTACAATGCCCGTACAGACAAGGTGATCATGGAAGCCGAGGGTTACATGTCCATCTCCAACAACTCAAACAATGAGCTGGTCTGCACCGTCAAAATAGGGCCTAACACCTACCGAAAAAATTATGTTTACCTGAACGATTACACCATGTATGTGGTAGAGGACATCACCGGCACCCATACCGACCCGTACCACTACAAGCTCTATTTTCACACGGACGTTTTGCCAAGCGTGGAAACAAAGCCGTAAAATTTAATACTCAGCGGTTGGCGCACAGCGTCAGCCGCTTTTTTATGCCGTTTTCGCTCAATGGTAGAGCTGCTGATTTGTAACCAGCGGACGCGGGTTCGATTCCTGCAAGCGGCACCACACCGGCAGCACGTCCGGCAAATAAACCTTATTGCCAAGCATGGCAGCCCGAGCAAGGGCGGAAAGGACTATCACATGGCACTCGAACGAAAGACTCTCCGGGCGATTCTGGAAGATGAAACGACCGACACTAGCGGCAAGCTCAAGAAAATTCTGGACGTGCTGCATGAGGAAACGGACACCTTGCAGAACCAGATCGATGAGAAGAACGCAGCCCTCGCCAAAGCCGAAAAGGACCGGGACGCAGCCAACGGCGGCAAGGAAGCCGCTGAAAAGGCGCTGACCGACTACAAGGCTCAGCAGACCCAGAAGGACACCCACGCAGCCAAGGAAGCCAAGTTCCGGGAGCTGCTGAAGGCCGCCGGGGTGCTGGACAAGTATGCAGACCGCGTTGTGCGGCTGTCTGGCGAGGATATCGACAAGCTGGAGCTGGACGATAAGGGCGAGGTCAAGGACGCCAAGAAGCACACCGACAGCCTGAAAGCTGATTGGAGCGACTTCGTAGGCACTACGACTACCACCGGCGCAAAGGTGGACACCCCGCCCACCAACACCGGCTCCAAAATGACCAAAGACCAAATTTTTGCAATCAAGGACGCTGGCGAACGCCAGGCCGCGATTGCTGCAAATGCCGACCTGTTTACAGGCGGCGGAAAGGACTAACACATGGCAGCAAAAGAAAATATCACTATGACCACCGATATCACCGTAGCCGCGCGTGAAATCGACTTTGTGACCCGTTTCCAGCGCAACTGGGACCATCTGCGCACCATTCTGGGCATCATGCGCCCTATCCGGATGCAGCCTGGCACCGTGCTCAAGAGCAAGTATGCACAGGGCACCCTGCAGAGCGGCACCGTGGGCGAGGGCGAAGAGATCCCGTTCAGCAAGTACACCGTCAAGGAGAAGGAGTACGGCAAGATCACCATCGACAAGTACGGCAAGTCTGTCACCCTTGAGGCGATCCAGAATTACGGCTACGATGTCGCCGTGCAGAAGACCGATGATGAGTTCCTGTACGACCTGACCGCTCTGGTAACGGATAAGTTCTACAAGTTCCTGAACACCGGCACCCTGAAGGGCACTCCCAAGACCTTCCAGATGGCGCTGGCACATGCCAAGGGCGCGGTCGAGAACAAGTTCAAGACCATGCATCGCACCGTGACCGGCGTTGTTGGCTTTGTCAACGTGATGGACGTGTACGACTATCTGGGCAATGCCAATATCACCGTGCAGAACCAGTTCGGCTTCCAGTACATCAAGGACTTCATGGGCTACAACACCATCTTCCTGCTGTCCGACAGTGAGATCGCGAAGGGAAAGGTTATTGCCACCCCGGTAGACAACATCGTCATGTACTATGTGGATCCTGCGGATAGCGAGTTTGCCCGCGCAGGTCTGGTCTACCGGACCGCAGGCGAGGCAAGCAACCTCATCGGCTTCCACACTCAGGCAAACTACAGCACTGCAACCTCCGAGAGCTACGCCATTATGGGCGTGACCCTGTTTGCTGAGTATCTGGATGGTATCGCTGTCGAGACCATTACCCCGGGCGAGTGATCGCCCCTTTGTAAGGAGGACGCCCCATGACTGTACCGGAGCTGTGCGTCTACACGCACAATTTCTTTGACCGGGCGGACGACCCCGTTGCCGGGGAGTTCGCCTTTGAGCCGGATACCGTTCCCGCCGGGGTAGTGCCGGGGCAGTATTTCCTCGTGTGCGGATCCATCTTCAATGACGGCGTGCACAAGGCCGGGGACGGCGATCTGACCGCCGAGACCTTCACCGGGACGGTGCAGCCCATGCGCGTGCCGCCTGCTTTTGTTGCGCTGGCTGAAAAAATCGACGCATACGACAAGGCTCTGCCGTCCAGCGGCGTGTATGTGTCCCAGTCCTTTGCCGGGTGGTCCGGCACGATGGCTACAGGCGCGGACGGCCTGCCCGCAGACGGCAAGACCCGCTATAAATCCGAGATCAATCAGTGGAGGAAGATGTGACATGGTCAACGCATTCACTGCATCCACCGTGATGCAGAGCTTTACCCAAAAATACCGTTTTCAGACCCGAAGCTATGAGCCGGACGGCGTGGGCGGCTTTGTGTCCGGCTGGCAGGACGGCCCCGAGTTTGAGGCCGTGGAGCGCCACGACACCACTGTGGAAGCTCAGGTGGCGGAGCAGGCTGACACCGCTTCCACCTATACGCTGCTGGTTAACACGGGTGTGCCGCTGGCTTTCCCGGACTATATCAAGCGGGTAAGCGACGGGCAGACCTTTCAGATCACAAGCACAGCGGACGAAAGCAAAGCCCCGCCGGAATCCGGCATGGGGCTGCGGGCCGTCAAGTGCAAAAAGGCGGTGCTGCCGTAATGGGACCGTCTGAGAGCATCAACCGGGCACTGAACGCTTTTTTCAACGGATTTGGCATCCCGGGCTATCTGGAAGACAACATCCCGCCCGCCGCTTCCCTGCCCTACCTGACCTACAAGCCCGCCGTCCCCGGCGGCTGGAACGAGGAAGCGTCGTTTCATGGCCGCTTGTGGTATCCAAGCAGCGCAGGGCGTTTGCCCATCTTACAGACCGAAGACCAAATTAGCGCAGCCCTTGCAGGCGGTTTGACCGTGCCGTGCGAGGGCGGCGCTATTCTTTTGCGCAAAGGCACCCCGTGGGCCCAGCCGATGGACAACCCGCCCGAGGGCTATTTGTGCGAGTACCTGAATTTTGAGATCACGCAGCTATGCGAGTAAGGAGAATTATGGGAAGAAAATTTACCAAAATTTCCGCAGAAGCATTCAAGTCCATGCAGATCAACGCGGGCCTTGTGCTGAACAAGTTCGACACTGAGGGCCAGACCGCCGTCGCTGATGCCGACATCATCTGCGCAACCACTGGCGGCATCACCGCCACCTGTACCCCCAACATCACCGACCTGGGCGAAGATGTGGACAACTGCCAGAAGAACACCGTGGAGCTCATGGAAATTGAGGATTACGACTGCACGCTGGCCTTCACCGCGCTGAATACCTCCGCCGAGGTCATCCGCATGGCGCTGGGCGCAGCGGACGTGGCCGGGGGCAAGGTAACGCCCCGCATGACGTTCAAAACCGACAAGACCACGGGCGACTTCAAAACCATCTGGTTTGTGGGCGACCTCATCGGCGGCGGCTATGTGGCTGTTCGGCTGGACAACGCAATCAGCACGGGTGGCCTGTCCCTCAAGACAACCGACAAGGGCAAGGGCAATGTGTCCGTCACCCTGACGGGCTGTGTCCGCATGGGCGACGAGACCGTCCCAATGGAGTTCTTTGTAAGCGAAGACGCGGCAGCATAAGGAGTGGAACAATGAAAACTCTCAACCAGATGGACGAAACAGAATTTCTGCGCCACTGTTACATGATCGCGGACAAGGTGGCCACCCTGCTGACCGAGACGCAGGTGATGGAGCTGCGCAAAGTCGGCCCCATCCTCACGGGCAGTGAAACCCCCGATGAGCTCAAGGCAAAGAAAGAAGCCCAGGGCCGCAAGAACATCAAGGCAATGGCAAAAAAGCTGCTGTTCGACAATGCTCAGAACACAGCGGAGCTGCTGCCTTTGCTGTATGAGCTGGAAACGGACAAGGACGGCAACCCTGAAAAGATGACTCCCTTCAAAACCCTGCGCGTCATCACGGAGACCATCAACGACCGGGATGTGCTGGATTTTTTATCCTCGTTGGTGAGGTTGGCTCAGACCGATATCGGCGGCTGATCTCATCCATCCGGCTGGATATGCTGAAAGCCATTGGCAAACCCTACATTGCCCAACATTGCGTCGATGCGATGCAGCAGGAAGCTTACGAGAAGAGCTACCGCGCCTACATCACGGACGCTCTGGCCAGCCTTGTGGGCATGGAGTGTCGGTGGGTGGACACCCTGCCCGACTTTAATACTCCCGCCCGGCCCAAGCAGAGCGCAGAGGAAATCAAGGCCCGTATTCTGGCCGGGCTGAACGGAGGTGATACGCCCTGAAACTTTTTGAATTGATGGCCACTCTTGGGCTGGACACGTCCGCGTATGAGCGGGGCATCAACAACGTCCAGAGCGAGACCAAAAAGACCGTGACGGCGCTTTCCAGCGAGTACAGCAAGGCCGCAAAAAGCGTTCTGGAACTGACAAAGCAGTATAACGAATCTGCCGCCAAGACGGGCAAGACCTCGGCTGAGACCAAAGAGCTGAAAAATAAGCTTGCAGCAGCTGAGGCACAGCTCAAAACAACCGCCTCCGCCCTGAAATCCGCAAACAACGGCATGGACTCCTTTGGCAAATCGGCCAGCAGTACGGGAAGCGGGCTGACGGCGGCGCTGACAAAATCGCAGCTTCTGGCTTCTGCCATCTCCACGCTTTCCACCGCGGCCCTCAGTGGTGCAAAGCAGTTTGTGTCTATGGGCATTGAGTACAACGCCCAAATCGAAAGTTACCGCGTGGGTCTAACCAATATGCTGGGCGATGCACAGGCGGCCAATGAGGCCATGGCGGCCATTCAGGAGGACGCGGCCCGCACGCCGTTCAGTGTGGATTCGCTGACGCAGGCAAACCAGCTGCTGATCAGCGCGGGTGAAAATGCAGGCTACTCCCGCAAGGTCATCATGGCACTGGGCGACGCGGTCTCGGCTACAGGAGGAGGCAACGCGGAGCTTTCCCGCATGGCAGCTAATCTGCAGCAGATCGCCAATGTGGGCAAAGCGTCCGCAATCGACATCAAGCAGTTTGCCTATGCCGGCATCAACGTTTATCAGGTGCTGGCTGACTACACCGGGAAAACGGTGCAGGAAGTCCAGAACATGACCATCAGCTATGACCTGCTGTCTAATGCCCTTATTGCTGCCAGCGAGGAGGGCGGGCGCTACTACAACGCCATGGACACCCAGAGCCAGACCATGAATGGCCGCGTTTCCACCCTGAAAGATAACGTGAGCCAGCTGGCGGGATTGCTGACCGGCGATTTATCCAGCGGCATCGGCGTTGCGATTGGCAAGCTGAACGACATGGTCGTCGCAGCACAGGAAGCTTATAAGCTTGACGGATGGAGTGGCCTTATCGGGAAAATAACAGGTCTTACCACCGTCATTGACAAGGCCAAATCTTCTGCTGTTGGCCTGAAAGCTGTCTTTGACGCGCTGAAAAGCGGAGAAATAGGCGTTTTCCACGGCGACTGGGATGCTGTCTACCAGAAAGCTTTTAACAACGACTACCAAAACAAAAAGGCCGGAAAAAAGGACACAGACTACTGGAAAGAATACGGCGAGCGTCTGAAAAAACAGTACGGAATAAAAGAAACCAACAGCAGCTCCATCGTCACCACAGGCGGTGGCGGCGGCGGAACAAGCAAAAAACATACCGCCAAAGCGGCTGCTGACACCAAAAAGCTGGCGGATACCGTCACCGAAACGTCGAAGCAGATCCTTGCCGGAACGGGCAACATTGTGGGTAACATCCAGCGCGTGGTGGAGACTGCAGACAATACCTACAACGTCTACGACGGCACCACCAAAAAACTCAAGGGCACCACAAAGGAGACCGTGGAGACCATCACGGACTCTTGGAAAGAAGTGGTGGACGGCACGGAGAAGACCATCAAATCGGTCACAAAGAAAGTGACCGATGCGGCCGGAAAAGTGACCACGACCACGCAAAAGACCTGTGACGATGTGGTTTTGTCCGTGACGGAGCTGCAAAGCCGCATTGACCAGAACCTCAGCAATGCGCAGAAGCAGTGGTCGAACGGCATCTTTGGCCGCCTGCAAAACGCGTTCACCGACCTGAAAAACCGCAACTGGGCCGGGTTGGCTACAGACGTGGCAAATCTTATCTGGGGCGAGGTATCGCAGGATCAGCGGGAGCTTATCTCCAAGTGTGCGGCGGATGCGCTGGGTGTCATCAATGACGCGTACAGCGGGGGCGGCGTAAAAGCGGCCTTTGCTACCATCAAATCACTCTTTACGGACGGAATCGCTGCCAGTGCGACAGAAGCGGGGACGGCGGTGCAAAGCTTTGGCTCTATCCTGTCCAGCTTGAGCGCATCCGGTGGGGCAGGTGCCCAGCTGGCCAACGTCGCCAGCGGGGTGTCCAACATGGCCACCTCTATCATGGGCAGTCTGGGCAGTATCGTCTCGCTTGTGGCATCCAACCCTGTGCTGGCTGCCATCCTGGGCGTGGCTGCTGTGGCGGGCGGTATCGGTCTGGCCGCATGGCTGGGCAGTAAAAACGGCGAAAAGGAAAGCACTGACAGCAAGAGCACGACGCTTTCCTACAAGGACATCCAGGACGCCTACTGGTACGGCAGCCAGCGCAGCTTTGCCGGGTACGATTTCCGCACCGACGGCTATGCGTTCGGCGAAAGCCCGGCAAACGGGCGGCTTTCGTCCTACCAGCAGAAAATGCAGCAGTCCGTGGACGCGCTGTACAACGTGGTGCAGCAGTACCTTCCCCAGACGGCAAACACTGTCATTAAGCTGGACGACGGGACGCTGGTGGGAGCTCTGGCACCTTCTATTGATGCACAGCTGGGCCATCTGGCCACGCTGGCAGAAAGGGGAAATTAAAATTTGTACAAAATTTTTGCATATCCCTTTGGCAACCCCACCGACAAGCGCCTGATCTACGCTCCCAATAACCGCAATGCCCTTGTGCTGTCTCCCAAGCTGACCCGAGAGGTCAGCAAGGGCGGCAGCCTTTCTTTTACCATGACGCGCGACCATGAGCAGTATGAGAGCCTGCAAAAGATGTCCACCTGCATCACCGTTGAACAGGACGATAAAGAGATCTGGCGCGGGCGTGTCTTGAGCCATGAGGCGGACTGGTACAACCGGCGCGTCATATACTGCGAGGGCGCTTTGTCTTACTTCAATGACAGTGCAATCACCCCTTTTAACTACGAGGGAAAGCTGGCGCAGTTTTTGCAGCACCTTATCGATGCCCACAACCAGCAGTGCGGCAGCATGAAGATGAAACGCTTCGAGCTAGGCACTGTAACCGCGGCATTGGGCGATCTTGTTGTGCACTATGGAGACCGGGACAGCTACGGTGTGGGCGAAGACTACGGCAGCACCTGGGACATCATCGACAAGATGGTGCTCAAGGTGTACGGCGGATATGCCTACTGTACCTACAACCCCGCCACGGGTAATAACGTCTTAAATTATTGCGATCAGTCTTTCGAGGCCGACCGTTTGGTCAACCAAACCATTGAGTATGGCGTAAACCTGCTGGATTTCACCGAGAAGACCGATACCAACAGTCTTTTTACCCGTGTGTATCCCATGGGAAGCAAGCACACGGTCGAGGAGACAAAGTGGAAGTGGAAATTTTTGTGGTGGGGTGAAAAGTACACAGAAAGCCATGAAGAGCGCTATGGCATTTCTGGAACGGACGCGTCGACCGTCAATAAGTATCTGCCAAAAGGGTATTCGTACCGGCTGGACAGCAGTGACGGCGACTGCGGATGGATCCAGAATGATGCAGCGGCCCAGAAGTTGGGCATAGTGTCAGCCCTGGGCGAGTATGACACCGACAGCGACAACGACACCTTTGCTGCAGGCGTGCAGGATCTTCAGAAAAACAGTTTGATGGTGACGAGCTACACCGTCAAGGCTGTGGATCTGCGAGATGCGGGCTATGACAAGGACAGGCTGACTTTTGCCGGCTATGCCCACATAATCAGCAAGCCCCACAGCATCGATGTCATCATGCTGTGCACAAAGCTGGTGGAACCGCTGGATCAGCCGGACAAAAAGGAGTATACCTTCGGCATGACCCGGCAGACTTTGACCGACCGACAAGTGGCCAACCTGGGCCGCACCAACCTGCTGGATGAGGATACGGCATCCGCTGAAAAATATCAGCAGAGCACCCTTAACCAGCTTTTCAAGTACCAGAAGTCTAACGACAAAAGAGTGGACGATGTGGACAAAAAAGCTGGTGAAGCAGCCAAAACGGCTACCAACTTTTTGGAGTTTACCCCGGAAAACGGCCTTATCGTCCGGCATGACCAGCTGCCCGGCAAAAGGGTGCAGATCACCAACGACGGCATAAAAGTGCTTTCCGGTTCCAGCATGGTCAACATCCAGTCGGATAGCATCTACATCACCGATGGCAACGGCAGCTGCACCATCGACTCCGGAAAGATTACCTTCTACGGCATCCGAAACGCCCGTATCTGGGACTTTGGGGACAACGGCTCTTTTGGAGCGCAGACAATCCCGCTGGACCTGGCCAATTTTTCTGCTGTGTATCTGACCTATACCAGCAAGAAAGGCTCCACATGGTGGGCCAGCGGCGGTACTGCCGGATGTGTGACCATGGTCATCCCGGTCAATGGCGTGGAATACGCCATGACTTACCCGTGGAACACCACTCACATGCGGACGGTGCGGGTCAATGCCGCAGGTATCACCTTCGGGCCCGGTCGTGAGCGCACCTCGAACTACGTCACGGGCAACAATTTCACTCCAGCAATCACGCCAGTTACTTTCAAAATTGACTTGGAAAGTCCAGGATCTGACGGCTGGGTGCAAAACGACTCGCTCTGTATGCCCCGGGAGCTGTATGGTTTTATGTGAGGAGAAAAAATGAAAGTACCTGGCTGTAAATTTATGTGCAAGGTGTGCTCCGATGGCCGCATTTACAGTGGCGGATGGGGCGTTGAAGAAGTAATCCCGAACCCTCTCCCAGACAACTGCATGGTCTTCGATGAGTTCCCGGAGGACTGGGAGGATGGCGGCTCGCACTATGTGTGGGACGGAAAAAAGTTGGTATACAGCCCTCTGACCCCGGAGCAGTTGGCCGTGATCCAGAGCGGAGGTGAGCTTAAATGCTGATGGGCGCACAGATCGGAAATGTCCATACCCTCAAAGACCTTGGCCTTTATCTGAAGGTGGGCAGCCCTATGATATCCGGTGCAGAGCCAGAGACAATGCTTGTCAATGTCCCGGGCTCTGACTTTATCCTAGATCTGTCCAGGGCTTTGGATGGGAAAGTGCACTACAAGCAGCGCACCATCAAGCTGGAGCTTATCTGTAAGTCTCCGAAAAAGCAATGGACAACCATCCAAAGCGCCCTTGAAAATGCCTTACAGGGCAAGTGGCTTCGGTGCGTTTTTGATGAGGACAGTACCTGGTACTGGCAGGGCCTTTGGCGGGTAGACCCCAGTGAGAAAAACCGACATGATATGGCCTTTACCATCGAGGGCACCTGCAACCCCTACAAGCGCAATATTACCGCCGACGCGGGCGCGGACTGGTTGTGGGATACCTTTGACTTTGAGACCGATACCATCTACGACACACCGACAGGAGTGATTAGCTTATGATTACACTCAACTTTGATGAGGTTTTGAAGCGCATCTATAACGCCAAAAAAGGCGTTGAAGTCCGCTACGGCCTCGGCCAAGGCTTTGAGTACTGCAAGCAATTTGCCGACGAGGCTCAAGGCCATGCCACCAACGCCAAAGCCAGTGCGGACAAAGCCGAGCAGACCGTGGCAGGCATCGAGCAGACCAAAACCGACGCGGTGCAGGCGGTGCAGAATGCCCAGAGCACCGCCGTGACGACCAAGCAGACCGAGGCCGTACAGGCCGTGGACGATGAGCGCGACGCGGCCTTACAACAGGTGGCCGACTCCACCCGAGCCGCCCAGACCGCCGCCAATGCGGCCGGAAACGCGGCCACGGCCGCAGGCGGCTATGCCAGCAACGCAGAGTCCTCTGCCACCGCCGCCTCCAGCAGCGCCAGCGCGGCGGCAACGTCGGAGAGCAACGCCGCATCCAGCGCCCAGAGCGCTGGCACCGACGCAGACCGGGCCGAGGCAGCTGCCGCTCTGGCTGGCACCAGGGCGAACACGGACAAAACTCTCAAGACCGAAAACGCCCCCGCCGACGCTGCTGCCGTGGGCAACATTATCCTCGACCCTGACGGCAATGCGATTTTTTACAGCAAGGCTGAGGTGGAAGCCAAAATCAAAGAAATTCTCGCCGCCCAGCGAGAAGAAGACCTCGCCAGAATCAAATTCTGGGTCAGCGACGGCCCCACATCCCCGGCAAGCTTTATCGGCGGCACATGGGAACGGATTGAGGGCAAATTTATCATGGGCGCAAGCGATACCTACCCGGCAGGGAGTACGGGTGGTAACTTGCAAATGATTCTCTCTCCGGAGAATATTCCGGCTGTTGGTTTTGCAATCCCAACAAATGATACACAAAAAAATGATATACATGTTGGCAAATGGGGTTTTATGGCATCTGTTTCTCAGGAAACTACTGATGGCGGAAGATATCACACCGGTCTTTATAGCAGTACGAATAATGGAAACTCCCCCGTTGATATCCTTAACCCCTACTACTCCATGTACATCTGGCGCAGAGTGGCATAACCGAAAGGAGACCTTATGAAAATCATTGACAGCAACGGCGTAGAAATCGCCAGCCCCGACCTGACGAAAGGCTACCTCAAGCCCGAGACCCAGACCGTCCACCACGATGCTGTGGCGGGCGTGGAGGAGGTCAGCCACTACGAGACCGAAACCTTGCCGGACGGAACCCCTGCTATTTACTATGACGCAGATGGTCGCGAAAAAGGCCGTGATGTCCGCAAGGTGGTGGACGTGCCCGGCGTGATCGCACAGAAAGCCTATGACGAAGAGGTGGAGGTGCAGCGGTATGTGCTGTACACCGCCGAAGAGCTGGCCGCACAGGCTGAAGCCAAGAAAAAGGCAGAAGAAGCCGCTGCCGCCGAAGCGAAGAAAAAGGCAGAGCTGGAAACCGTGCCGGGCCGCATGGACGCTCTGGAAGCGGCAAACGACGACCTTGTGCTTATGATGGCCGATTTGATTGGAGGTTAAAACTATGAAAACGCTGAACAACTTGAAACTTCGCATCATGGTGCGGGCATTCCGCATCCGGCTGACTGCTGGTGAGACCTTTGAGGATATCGCAGCGGATTACCCCGCCCTGACCGCTGACGACCTGGAAGCCATTAAAGAAGCCCTTGGGCAGTAAGGAAGCGTGGAATGAAAGCATTTTTCGATTTTATCTCCAAGCTTCTGGCGGCCCTCTCCCACGCTGCCGGTGACAGCGCCGACAAGGAAGAACCTGCTCCTGCACCAGACGTGCCCACTGTGGACACCGTGACCGGGTGGGGAGGTGAGCTACCCTACCGCTATCTCGACGTGAGCCGGTGGCAGGGAAAAATCAAAATGGAGGGCTGGGCGCAGGTAAAAGCGGCAGGGTACAAAGGCGTGATGCTGCGGGCCGTAGGGAGCCGCAACTGTGTGCCCTACATCGACCCCACTTTCGAGGACAACTATTCCAACGCAAAAGCGGCAGGGCTGGACGTGGGCGTGTACTACTACACCAACGCCACCAGTGAGGAGCTGGCAGACCGGGAGCTTGCCGTGCTGCGGAAGGCCCTGGTCGGGAAAGAGATGACCATGCCGGTGGCAGTGGATCTGGAATCGCCGATTCTTGCCGGGATGCCCTATGGAGACCTGTCAAATCTGGCGGCCTATCATCTTGAGCAGATCGAGAAGATGGGGTTTTACGCCCAGCTCTACACCTACACCAGCTATGCCAATGCCCATCTGGACATGGCAAGGCTTGCAGGGCGTTGGGACGTATGGCTGGCGGACTACACCGGCAAGACCCCGAAAGTTAGTTTTAAGTACACCGCAAGGCACCCAAGGTCGATTTTGCCTACAACGCCCACCAGCACACCAGCAAGGGCAGCGTGCCTGGCATCTCCGGCAACGTAGACCTCAACGTCACCACCGTCAACTACCCCAAAATCATCCGCAAGAAGGGCCTGACCCGTCTTCGGGAGGGCAAATGACCGAAAAAGAAGCTTTGCTGTGGGTGCTGGGCATCTTGGGCAGCCTGTGCGCTGCAGCCATCACCATCGACAAGGTGCTGGAAATCATCCACAAGTACATCAAAAAGGCGCAGGAGCCGGACAACGCGCAGAACAAGCGGCTGGATGAGCTGGACAAGCGCATCGGCACCTTGGAGCAGGGCCAGCTTCAGCACACGCAGGCCCTCGCCCGTGACCAGCGCCGCTTTGACGAAATCGACGAGGTGAGCCGTCTGACCCTCGACGGGGTGCGCAATCTGCTGGACGCGCAGCTGTCCGGCAACAATCGCGAGGGGATGCAGAAGAGCCGCGCCGACATCGACAACTATCTGTTAAAAGGAGTGACCAATCATGGAAGCACTGGCAACTAAGCTTTTTGACCTTATCCCTGCCCCGGTGGCGGCAGTGCTGATGCTGGGGGGCGTGATCTTTTACGCTCTGGGCTGCATCCGGCTGGGCTACGGCGCAGCGGTAAAGCCGCTGGTGCTGGACCTCATCGAGAGGGCTGAGCAGGAAATCCAGGGGACAAAGCGCGGCGCAGAGCGCAAGGCGTGGGTCGTCAAGATGCTCCGGGCCGCTCTGAGCGCCAGCAAATACGGCAAGCTCATCAGCTGGGCCATCACCGATGAGACCATCGGGCTGGTGATCCAGTTTTTCTTTGACCGCATGAAGGCGGCACTGAGTAAGGAGTAAGACTATGAGCAGCACTACATATTCCCAAAAGTGGCCCAAAACGGCCATTTTAGCAAATGAGTTCAACTTTTTAGCTGTTAAAAGTCGAACTCATTGCGATTTTGGTAACGTCAACAAAATGGTGACGTTTTGTCACCGTTTCGCCGTGCTTGGCACTATGGTGCGCAACGCCGGACAGCTCCCGCAGCCCTTCTGGCTCGGTGCTGCCTGTGGCGGCGGCTCGTGTAGTGCTGCCCGCTGCGCTGCAAGGACTTGACCGACAGCAAATGACCGCCGCCATCAAAAACGCACCGCTTGGGAGGGTAGACCGAAAGATAGCTCTTTTGCGGTACGTTGAGCGGCTCCCGCTGCCGGACATTGCAGCACGGACACATTACAGCCGGACGGCAGTAGGCTACCGGCTGAAAGGCATCACAAAAATTTTTGAGTAAAGCAAACCCCCGGTGTTCCGTTTTTGGAGCATCGGGGGTATTTTTTATGCGGGCTGTTCAGCGGGGACGGCAAGTACCTTGCGTTCCTTTGCTTTCTGCTCTGCCTGTTCCTTTACGGTCAAATGGCCATGGTCGTGCATCTGCTTGTAGATAAATGCCTGTCCGGTGCGGTTCCAGCGGGTGTTCTCTTTAGTCTCGCCGTTGCCTACCTCAACAGGAATACTCACTGTATAACCCTTGTCGATGTACTTTCGCTTTGGTATCCACTGCTTGTTGACCTTCTTCTGAATGCCCCATTCTTCCAGCAGTTTGTTGAGCTTGTTGGCGGTCATGCCAAAGTTGAGCGCGATCTGCGTCACGGTGAGCGTTTCATCACTCAAAAGCATATTATGGGCGTACTCGGCGGCGGGCTTGAGCTTGGCATTTTCCTTTTCGAGCTGCTTAGAGCGCTCCTGTTCCCTCGCAATGATGCCTTGGGCCATGACCAGCGCTTTGGAGAGAGTGAGTTCAGGAGTTTCGGGCTTGACAGAGTAGTTGCCAGTACGCAACACCTGCGGAAGCACTTCGTCAAACGCCCAACTTTCAAACTTCTCAGCGTTGGGGAGCTTGCTGTGGGTGATAAGGCGAATAACATCGCCTTCCGGAATAAAATTCATTTCCTGCTCTCCGCCGTTGGTAAGGATGCCCCGTTTCAGGGCCCCCTTGCAGTGAGTGGCGATTGCGTTCTGAGGTTTTGCGTAGCCAAGCGCTTTTGCTACATCGGCGGCACAAAAGAGCACCTTTCCATTATCCTCAACCAGAGTACGGATGCTACCAAAGTCAGGGTTATTGAAAATCTGCAACTCGTTCATACAGTCACCGCCTTTTTGCCAGCTTCTACGCCGTCGTCGTAAGCGATGTTGATAAGGTCACACATTGCGTTGATGATGTCCTTCATGCTGTCTGGCAGGGAATCGGGTTCTTTCACCCCAGCCGAGGCACAAAAACTTTCAAAGGTTTCGGGATAACGATTCATATTATAGGCCTTCTTTCTCTTTCTTGCATTCTAACAGCTCGTCAATGGTGCATCCGTACAGCTCTGCCAGCTTTGGCAAACGCGATACGGCGGGAAAATTTCTGCCTTTTTCCCAATGCGTGACAGTGGACGGATTGACATCAAGCCTGTTTGCTACTTCTTGTTGCGTCAATCCTGCACGCATACGCAATAATAGAATCTTCAAAATTGTCACTTCCTCTTTGAAAATCTTAGATTTTGTTATTGACAAGCAGAGAAAATATACCTATAATAAAGGTGCGAGGATTATTATAGGGTGACTTTTCTATTGACTTTTGTGTATAACTGCTTGCAACAATGTTATTATATGTCACAAAATCTCATTTGTAAATAAAAATAAGTAAAAAATAGAAAGAACGTCACCTTGTACAAAAAGAAGGGAGTGAATTTGTGTGTTTTGGGACAAATATCTTGATTTGTGCGCCAAAGTTGGAAAATCCCCCAGCGCAGTAGCTAAAGAACTCGGTCTTTCTTCGGGGGCGGTTTTTAACTGGAAAAACGGCTCCACCCCTAGAAATCATGTTCTTGTGAAAATCGCAGCTTATTTTGATGTTCCGGTTGAATCCCTTTTGGATGGAAAAAGCCAGAAAAGTGTTGAAGAGTACGCTACAATCGCTTCTTTGATGAAAGCATTTGAAGGTCTCACGGATGACGAAATAAAAGAGGTTCGCCATTATATTGAATTTCTCAAAACAAAAAGAGAGTAAAACACAGTAAAAAATTAAGCGCTCACGCGGTGTAATGCCGTGTGGGCGCTTTTTCTTTTTGTCCTTCGTTTGACGTTCGTTTGACGCACGGATTCGGCAGAAAAGGTACTATGGTCGCAAAGGGAGGGGCGCACCATGTGGCACAAGTTTAACCCGAACCCGCGCGGGAGCAGCGTCGGGGACTGCGTAGTGCGGGCCGTGGCAGCCGCAACGGGCCAAGACTGGGAGAAAGCTTACCTTGGGCTTGCGCTTACTGGCTTTATCATCGGCGATATGCCCAGCGCCAACCGCACATGGGGCGCATACCTCCAAAAACGCGGGTTCAAGCGCAGCATGGTTGAAGCGGATTGCGCCATCTGTTACACCGTGGCAGATTTTGCTCGGGAGTACCCTCGCGGTGTGTATGTGCTGGGCTGCTCCGGCCACGTTCTGACCGTCATCGACGGCGCGTGGTGGGACAGCTGGGACAGTGGCGCAGAATGCCCGATCTACTACTGGTACAAGGAGGAAAACGATGCCGATTTATAACGGATACCCGCAAGTGTTTTACCCGCAACAGCCGCAGGGGCAGCTTGAACAGCTCAGGGCAGCACAGTACCAGCCCCAGCCCGTCATGATGCCGACAATGCAGGGGCAGGCCGCACCGACTGACAGCGGCTTTATCTGGGTACAGGGCGAAGCGGCAGCCCGGGGCTATCTGGTTGCCAACGGAAGCCGTGTACTTTTGCTGGATGCCGATTCCGATACCTTCTATATCAAGGAGGTGGGGCAGGACGGCAGACCTTTCCCGCTGCGCATCTACGACTACAAGGAGCGCACCAGCGGCCCCAAAGCGTCGATCGCAGCCACGCAAGCCGCAGGCGGGGAGTATGTCACCCGCAAGGAGTTCGACGAGTTGGCAGCAAAGCTGGCGGCGTTGGAAAAGCAGAAAGCACCAGAGCCGGAAAAGGAGGACTAAACGATGGGCAGCAGCTTGTTTAATTCGATGGGCCGACAAGCCCAAAACCCCATTGGTGGGCAGTTTCAGCAGTTTATGGGCCAGATGCAGGGGAAAAACCCGCAGGAGATGATAAACCAGATGCTCACATCCGGCCAGCTCTCACAGCAGCAGCTCAACGCCATTCAGCAGCGGGCGCAGCAGATCGCGCCGATGCTCAACGGCATGAAAAACATGTTTGGATTCTGAAATGCGGCCGCATTTAGAATAAATTTCAAAATCTAACGTAAAGGAGTAAAACTATGTCTCTTTCTTCTGATAGCACGGTTCTGACCATGCCGGTACAGCCCGCCAACGGCTACAGCAACGGCCTCAACGGCTGGGGCGGCGACTGGATGGGCTGGATCGTCCTCTTCCTGATCTTCGGCATGTTCGGCTGGGGCGGCATGGGCGGCTTTGGCTGGGGCGGCGGCATGAGCATGGGCGGCGCTTCACCTTATATGACCAGCGCTGTCACACAGGCAGACCTGCAGCGCGGCTTTGACAACCAAAGCGTGATGAACAAGCTGAACGGGCTGGAAAGCGGCCTGTGCGACGGCTTCTATGCCATGAACACCGGGATGCTTCAGGGTTTCAACGGCGTGCAGCAGGGCCTGAACGGCGTCACCAACGCCATGCAGCAGGGCTTCAACAGCACCAACGTTGCGCTGATGCAGGGGCAGAATGCTCTGGCTACACAGCTGGCAGACTGCTGCTGCAAGACCCAGACCGCGATCCAGGGCGTCAACTACAATCTGGCCACTCAGGAGTGCGACACCCGGAACCAGATGCAGCAGGGCTTCTGCGCAACGCAGAACACCATGAACAGCAACACCCGGGACATCATCGAGAATCAGAACAGCAACACCCGCGCGGTGCTCGACTTCCTGACCAATGATAAGATCGCCACCCTGCAGAGCGAGAACAACGAGCTTCGCCGGGCTGCTTCTCAGGATCGCCAGAGCGCGTTCCTGACCACCGCGATGAACGCGCAGACCAACCAGATCATCGGGACTCTGCAGCAGAAAGCTCCCGTGCCTGCCTATCAGGTGCCCAACCCCAACGCCATTTACTATGGTTGTGGGACCGGCTGCGGCAGCTGCGCATAAATGAATCACGGCAACTGACTGCAAATTGTAGTCTGTTCAGCCCCTGAGCTGATTTTGCAAACCAGAGCGCCGGGGCAAAAGTCCCGGCGTTTTTCTATGAAAGGAGTATTTGAATGACCGTAGCAGAGCTGAAACAGCAGTTTGTAGATTATCTGTACAGCATGGATAAGAACAAAATGAGCATGATGGAATTGAACACTTATGTTTTCATTTTGAAAACCCTGCTTGATACGGAAAAAGCAGATCCATCCAATTCTTGGATGGATATTTTAAAAACCGTTTATGCGGTAAATGCGCCTGTTTGTGCAGAAAAGGAGGTTTCGGATAATGGCTGAATTTAGCAACTCCAACACCGTCATCGTGGCGGCGGGTGAAAACCTTCCCCTGACTGAGACCGCGGTGAAAGCCCCTGCCTGCATCATGCACCGTGAGGGCAGCGGCCTTGTGACCCTGCGGGGTCTGACCAATCAATGCAAAGCGCGCTTCAAGGTAAGCTTTGGCGGCAATATCGCCATTCCCACTGGCGGCACTGTTGGACCCATTTCCGTGGCGCTGGCTGTCGGCGGTGAGTCGCTGACCAGTGCGACAGCCATTGTCACCCCGGCGGCAGTCGAAAATTTCTTCAACGTTTTCGTGGCCGCGTTCATCGAGGTGCCGCGCGGCTGCTGCGTGACCGTGGCGGTTAAGAACACCAGTACGCAGGCAGTCAGCATTGCAAACAGCAATTTGATTGTTGAGCGGGTAGCATAAGAAAGGAGATAAAGTCATGCTGGATAAACTGAATCATCTGAAGGATGAGATGTGCGAAGAGCTCATGGAGCTGACCGACAAAAAGAACCGATCCCCGGGTGATGTTGAGATGATCGGCGAGATCGTGGACATCATTCTGGACATCCACCGCATCGAGGACTACTGCGAGGGCGGCGAGTACAGCCGTGCGGGCGAGTGGGAAGCTGACATGCGCGGGACTTTCGGCCATGATGCCGGAAACGGTTATAACCGGGGCAACAGCTATGCCAACCGAGGCCGTCACTATGTGCGCGGGCACTACTCCCGCACGGATGGCCGTGAGCGTATGATCTCTGACATCGAGGACATGATGCAGGAGGCCACCGGTGCAGAGCGTGATGCCTACAAGCGGGCCGCTGACATCTTGCGCAACGCATAAGAAAGGGGGCGGCAGGCATGGACATTGACGAGATCAACACCCACATTCACAAGCTGAAATGCGGTTCGACGGACTGGCAGAGCGTGGAGAAGCTTGCCGCCCTCTGCACTGTGCGGGACGAGCTGGAAGAAGCACACGCACCTGAAACGCAGATCCAGGCACTGCCGCCCGCGACTTATGCGGCGGCGTACTCCACGGCAGCGGAACCGCAAAGCGACTTTGTGGCGGCTGCCAGCTCTGTGCCATTTGGCGGTCTGATGCAGGTGCTTGACGAGCACATGAAAGCAATAAAGATGGTGTACCCGAAAGAGTATGAGCTAGTAATGCGGAAGATTGTCTCTTTGTCTGAGTGATCAACGCCGGTATCACCACCGTGGCCGCGCTGCCCAAAACGGCCATACATAGCACCATCCCCGGGGATCCTGACGGTTCCTCGGGGATGTTTTTGCGTTTATAAAGCTGTTTTTCAGCGGTGTGTTACCAAAAATGTTACCATGATAAAGAAAAGAACGTCATTTCTCAACGAAATGACGTTCTTTCTTCATGGTGGAGGCGATGGGAGTCGAACCCATGTCCGAAAAGAGTTCAGCGTAGGTGTCTCCGGGTGCAGGCGATCAACAACATTCCCTCCGCGTCACGCCGGTCGCCAGGCTAACGCATTGGTAGCTTCATGAGTTC